ATAAACTAAATCCCCCCCAAAACGTGAGCGTAAGTCATGACTAAGGACGATTCGGTCGATTCCGGCCATGACGCGGTAGTGATCGAACTAGATCGAGCGAGATCGGTTTTTAAACCGGAATTAGCTTCGGTAATGGGGCATGCGACGCCTAGAATCCACACTCCGCTCAATGATTTACCTTCCAGAGCTGGAGAAGTGATAGATTTTACGAAAGAACTTAAGATCGATCTAATGCCATGGCAGAAATTCTACTTCGAACACGCTTTAAAGGTGCGGCCGGATAATCGTTGGGCTCACCCTATTGTAACTACGGTCTGCTCTCGGCAGAGCGGAAAGTCTACGGTTATGTTAGTCAGAATTTTAGCCGGTCTTTATTTATTCGAAGAGCCTTTACAGATCGCTTCCGCTCACCGACTAGCTACAAGCTTCGAACAATTTAGAACGATCGTAAGCATGATCGAAGCTAACGATTCTCTAGCTAAGCAAGTAAAGCGGATTTATTGGAGCCATGGCGCCGAAGAGATACAGCTCTTAAACGGTAATCGATTTATGATTAAGGCCGGCGGCTCTTCCGCTAGAGGTGTAAGTAAACCCGAGACCGTTTTCCTAGATGAGCTCCGAGAAATGAACGATCTCGAAAGTTTTAACTCACTTCGTTACACACTTTTAGCCGCCAAGAATCCGCAAGTTATAGGATTTAGTTCCGCCGGAGACCAACACTCTAAAATTCTTAATATGCTTCGAGATAGAGCTATCGCCGCTAATGCTGGATCTAAAGACGACTCGGCTTATTTCGAGTGGAGTTCACCGACCGACGATATAACTTTAGAAAACGCCGCTTACGCTAATCCGGCTCTTGGCCACACGATCCACCCCGATAATTTAATCGCTACCTTCAACGATCCTAAAGATTCAATTTTAACCGAAGTCTTAAGCCGGTGGGTTCAGACTATTCAGAGCGCGGTCGACGCCGATAGCTGGAAAAAATGCGGAGAAGAAGAAGGAGACTTAGATCCAGAGAAGTTAACTTGGCTAGCTATAGATCTCTCGCCGGATCGACGCCATGCGGCCTTAGTAGGAGCTCAGAAATTAGGAGATGAAAGATTCTTAGTAAAGCTTCTCCACACTTGGGAAAATACAATACAGCTAGACGATAAAGCTATAGCTAACGATCTAGCCGTCTATTGCCGAAAGTATGTAATCGAACACGTTGCTTTTTCTCGTAAAACTTCCGGCGCGGTAGCGGCCAGACTCCAACCGGCCGGAATTAGAATCTTCGAAATGGACGCGGTTTATCCGCAAGCTTGCGACGAGCTTCTCGGAGCTATAAATTCAAATCGCCTTCGACACTTAAATCAGAAAGAATTAACTGTTCAAATTTTATCAGCCGTTAAATTACCGCGTGGAGACGGCGGCTGGATAATTGGACGAAAAGCGTCTCAAGCGGCGGTCTGCGCGGCCGTGGCCACCGGATTAGTTACCCACTTCGCGACACGCCCAGAGACGGAAGTAGATATTTATGTAAGTTAGTGCTATCGCTTACTAATAAAGTTCTACTATGGGATTACTGGATAGATTTTCGTTTAAAGCTCAAGCTCCGAAGCCGGATAATGACGTAGCCGCTTCGTTAGCTCCCGTTCCAACGTTAGATATATTTTACGGAATTCCAACTAATTATAATTTTAGCGCAACACGTGAACAAGCTATGAGTGTTCCAACAATAGCGAGAGCTCGCGGAATTATCTGTTCTTCTATTGCGGCTATCCCGATTATTTTAAGAGATAAAACTACCGGAGCACGTGTAGACGCTCCTAGAGTTTTAAACGATCCAGATCCGCGAATTCCTAGTAGTGCTAGTTATGTATGGTTAGCCGAGGATTTACTCTTCTACGGTTACGGGTATATGGTCGTAAAATCTTTATTCGCCGACACAAATCGCGTTAGAGAAATGGAAAGAATAAATCCGCTTCGCGTATCTGCGTTTTTAAATGCTAATTCGACGGAGATCGAATATTACACCGTCGATAATTTAGCGGTTCCAAATAGTGGAGTAGGCTCGCTCGTAGTTTTCTATGGAAATGACGAAGGATTATTACGTAGAGCCGGTTCTACAATTCGCGCCGGTGCCGAACTTGAAAGAGCTACGGCTATGTATGCTCGCGAACCTTTTCCTACTATGGTATTAAAATCTAATGGAGCTTCTCTTCCGGCAGATAGAATTACTAAACTTTTAGACTCTTGGGCTCAAGCTCGCCGAACACGTGCGACGGCTTTTTTAAATAGTGATGTGAGTTTAGAATCGGTAGGATTCGATCCGGAAAAATTACAGCTTGCCGCCGCGAGAAATCATATAGCCACAGAATTAAGCCGCGCGATAGGAATTCCGGCTTACTTTACCGACGCTCCTACCGGTTCTTCAATGACCTACTCTAACGCCACTTTAGCCAAGGAAAGTCTCCTTAATTTTTCTCTTATTCCGCTAATGACGAGTATAGAACAGCGTTTATCTATGAGTGATTTCGTTCCTAGCTCAACCGAGGCAAAATTCGATCTTAATTATTACTTACGCGGTTCAGCTATGGAAAGAGCTCAAGTTTACGAAGTGTTAAACCGAGTCGGAGCGTTAACTCCGGAAGAGATAAGGATAAAAGAGGAAATGACGCTATGAAGTTAACTATGCCTATGGCGATAACCGCCGCCGACGATTCAAGCCGAACTATTAGCGGCCGGATCGTAGCGTTTTCAGAATTAGCTAACGCTTCTACTGGAAAAGTTATTTTCGCGGAAAATTCTATAGAACCTAAAGACGTATTTTTAAATTTAGAGCATGACGCAACTAGAAGAATCGGTAAAACTTTAAGTATGGAAAAAGATTCTACTCGCGCTATAAATGCTAGCTTTAAAATTTTTAAAACTAACGCCGGTAATGACGCAATAGTCGAGGCCATGGAAGGCGCAAGAGAAGGATTTTCTGTTGAACTTTCGGTAGACGATTATGAAACTATGCCCGACGGAACTATGAAAGTTTTAAAAGCAGAATTAACCGGCGTCGCTTTAGTAACTAATCCGGCCGTAAAATCGGCTCGCGTAAGTGAAGTAGCCGCTAATGAAGATTCCGAAGTAGAAAAAATTTCGGAGCAAGTAACACCCAACCCAACCGAAGGAGAACAAGTGCCAGACACTACCGTTCAGCCAGAGGCTCCAACCGAAGAAAAAACGGTAGAAGCTTCTCAAATAAATATCTCGGCCGTGCGTAAGCCGGTCTTTACTACTCGTCCACGTTTAGACTTTTCTGCCGGAAAGTATTTAGAAAATACTATTCGCGCAACTATGGGCGACGAAGACGCTCGCCAATATGTAGCGGCCGCCGCCGATACAACAGATAACGCCGGTCTCGTTCCTACTCGTCAATTAAACGAAGTAATTAACGGTCTAGCTAATGGCGTTCGTTCCAATATTGACGCTATCTCTCGCGGAGTTCTGCCGGACGCTGGTATGAGCTTCGAAATTCCTAAGATTACGGTTCTTCCAACTGTAGCGGTAACCGCCGAAGCTGGAACTCCAAGCGAAACCGATCAAAATGCGGCTTTCGTAACTGTAACCGTTCAGAAATTTGCCGGTCAACAGACCTTCTCCGTCGAGCTCTTAGATAGAACAAGCCCTTTATTTTTTAACGAGCTTCTTTCAAATATGGCCGCTCAAATGGCTAAAGTCCAAGATACAGCCGTTAACGCCGCAATTATTTCAGGCGCAACAGCCGACGGAACTACCGTAGCTACTTATCCAACAGCCGCCGAGCTATTGGGAATAGTTAGCCGTGGATCCGCTTCCGTATATGCTGGAACTCAACGCTTCGCTAGAAATATCATTATGAATACGAGCCAATGGGCTAACGCTATGACTCTTAATAATAATGGAGCTCCACTTTATAACGTAGCCGCCGGAACTAATAACTTTACCGGTGGACAAGTTAACCCAACTTCTATCCGTGGAAATATCGCCGGTTTAGATTTATACGTTACAGCTAACACAGCCGCAACAACAGACACCGACGGTTCTATCCTTATCGTAAATCCTGAAGCTTATACTTGGTATGAGAGCGGCTCATATCGCCTTCGCGCCGACGTAATCGCTTCCGGTCAAATTAGCGTGATGGTTTATTCATACGGAGCGATAGCTACAAAAATCGGAGCTGGTGCGTTCAAATCTAATAAAGCTTAATTACTAAATAATCATGGCTAATTCGCTCCCGAGTTAGCCAGCCGAAGAGAAAGGTTCGCTAATGCCTATAGTTACCCCAAGCGAATTACGCGCCGTTTTAGGAGTTAGCGAATCTTTATTTTCGGACGTTTATTTAGAAGAAATAATAGATTCGGCAGAATTAACGATTTTACCTATGTTAACTTCTAATAATAACGCGATCGCTAGTTACAAAATATTAGACGGAAGTATTACTTTTAATCTTATTAAAAGGAATTTTTTCGTTCAGGATCAAGATATAGTAGTAACCGGTTTAGGAGCGGTAGACGATACTTACACCGTAGACGATTCTTCTTATTTACC